TTATGATTCAGAAGAAAAGAGGAGAGACTAAAATGGCTGAGAAGAACAAGTACACGATCATTTCCGGCAAGGCTTACTGGGCTTCGCTAATCCAGCCCAACACCACGTTTGAGCCATGCTGGTCCATCGATGTCAGTCTTGACCAAGAGAACAAGAAGAAGGTCATGGCCGATGGTCTACAGGTAAAGAACAAGAACGATGATCGTGGCGACTTCATCACCATCAAGCGTAAGGTTACCAAGCGTGATGGCTCGACCCGCAATGCACCAGAGATCATCGATGCTGCCAAGAACCCTTGGGATGCTTCGCTGATCGGCAACGGTTCAGTCGTCAACGTCAAGTACCAGCCTTACGAGTACACCGTTCGTGGCAAGAAGGGTGTATCTGCTGACCTCATCAAGGTACAGGTAGTCAGCCTAGTGCCTTATGGCGGCGGCAAGGATGATGGCTTCGATGCAGTGGATGGTGGCTACACCGTGCCACCTGCCCACATGGCAGCGGCAGCCAACGGAAGCGAGCATGTGAAGGGCGACGATATTCCCTTCTGATAAGACCAGAGTACAACACACGCGTGGGGCTACCGACATCAAATTGGGTAGCGTGTCAATGGGTGAGGAGTGGGACCATTGATGATCTTCAATCAAGGACACTAAAGGAGAAGCAATCTTGAGCAATGAACTTCGCGTACTAAAGGCTCTTCTTCGTCGTCGTCGTGTTACCCGCAAGACCGCAATCGAGATGGGTCTTTGCGAGAACCTGACGGCTACGATCTCCCGTCTTCGCAAGATGGGGATTGCGATCATGGCTGTTCGAGCCAAGACGCCAGAGGGAGAGACCTACACTCGCTACAAGCTTGAAGACAGTTCCTTCAAGCTAGCTACCTCTATGGCTAACGCAGCCTGATAGAAAGGCATTGCAGAGATGACCGCATCCAAGACCATCGACACTCTAGTCGAAGACATCTACAAGCTCTTCGATCCGGAGAAAGAGGTCAAGATCAGCGAAGAAGAACTAGAAGCCTTTGCCGATGGCATCAAGGCTGCGGTTGTCTCTGCTCTTACCCGCAAGAAGAAGCAAAGCTACCTTCGCCTGTCCATGATCGGAAAGCCAGACAGGCAGATCTGGAATGAACTCAACTCCATTCCGAAGGAGGAACTTTCTTCATCGTCCTATATCAAGTTCCTGTATGGCGACATCCTTGAGCAGCTTCTGATCTTCCTCTGCAAGACATCAGGACATGATGTCAGGGATCACCAGAAGGAGCTTGAGGTCAATGGTGTAGTAGGCCACCAAGACGCCACAATCGATGGAGTCATGATCGACTTCAAGTCGGCATCTCCACACGGCTTCCGCAAGTTCAAGGACAACACATTGGCTATGGATGATCCGTTTGGATACATTGGTCAGATCTCGTCCTACGCATTTGCAGCAGACACCGAAAGGGCTGGCTTCCTAGCCATCGAAAAGGTCTCTGGAGAGATTGCTCTCTGCGAGATCAACAAGGCCCATCGCATCGATCCGTCAGAGCGCATCGAATACCTAAAGAGGATGGTGTCCTCCCCGAATCCTCCACCAAAGTGCTACGATCCGGTACCAGATGGCAAGAGCGGTAACATGAAGCTTGCCACCGGCTGCCACTTCTGCGACTTCAAGAAGACATGCTGGGCCGATGCCAACAACGGTACTGGGCTTCGCGCATTCAACTACAGCAATGGCATTCGCTACTTCACTGAAGTCAACAAGACTCCTGATGTAGAAGAGTTGGATATCAGGAATGGCAACTAAACCTCGCAAGAAAAAGAAGGTTTATCGTAGCAAGCTTGAGGCAACCTTTGCCTACAAGCTGGAGGAGGGATGCATTGGGTTTTCTTACGAACCCTACAGCATCCCATACTCAGTTGTTGAAGAGCGAAAGTACTATCCAGATTTCATCATACTTTCCAACGGCATTGTCATCGAGACAAAGGGGTACTTCAAGCCAGCAGACCGGAAGAAGCATCTAAGGCTAAAGGAGCAGTACCCAGATCTTGATATTCGGTTTGTCTTTGGAAACAAGAGGAACAAGATCAACAAGAACTCAAAGACAACATACGAAGACTGGTGCAATAATCATGGCTTCAAGTGCTGTGATGGCAATGATACCAAGACAATAAGGGATTGGGCACACGAAGTAGGGAAGAGACAGCAGCATGAGCGAACAGAGCGAAAGAGAAAGCCTAAGTGATCTTGGGCAGGCTCTGAAGCTGGACTCTCACTCAGCGTCCCCTCCACAAGAGCTTGTCCTGTTTCGTACCGTCATCCTCCAAGCAATCCTTGACGCAACGAAACCTGCTACCCATAATGAACCAGAAGAAGAAGCATTGGCCAGAGAGCAGGCTATCTCTTGGTTCTTTGCATCCATTGGCGTAACAGCCCAAGATTTCATGGATGTATGCGACATGGCTGGTCTTGATCCAAACTATGTCCGTACATTTGCACACAAGGTTCTTAGAACGAGGGAGATCAATTATGTCAGGAAGAGGATCAACACCGTACTCAACGGAAGTAAATAAGATGCAGGACGAGAACCTTTTCTATCCGTCCACAAGCTATGATCCATTTACTGATCCGTTGAATGTACCTGATCGCGGACACCCAAAGATGTCATTGATCGGATACAAGTTCGATGAAGATCGGCTGGTCAATGAACTGAAGCACTACATTGACTCCACCTACGATCAGCACTACGCAAAGGGCAAGATCCAAGCCACCGAAGTAATCATCGACGGTGGTCACGGTGAGGGCTTCCTTGTAGGAAACATCGTTAAGTATGCCCTTCGATATGGAAAGAAAGACGGGTGGAATCGAAAGGACTTGCTTAAGATCCTTCACTATGCGATCATACTTCTTTCGGTTCACGACAGGCGACGCCCTACACCGTAACCGAACTGATCTAAATAATCCCGTTTGTGAGTAATGGCTACCAAGCCCTTGTTCGCAAACGGGTTTTTCATCTTCGTGAATATGGACCTTTTGTGGACGGAGGAAGACGATACAATGACCGAGAACAGCCAATACCTGCCAACTGACTACCAGACATTCATTGCTCTTAGCCGCTATGCCCGATGGCTGCCGGAAAAGAAGCGTAGAGAGACTTGGTCAGAGACCGTTGATCGGTATATTTCAAACGTAGTCGAGCGAGTGATCGAAGGACATCCAAAGGTTGTCAAGGATCTTCGATACAAGATCATGAACCTTGATGTCATGCCCTCGATGCGAATGATGATGACTGCCGGTCCTGCATTGGACAGGGACAACACTTGTGGCTACAACTGTTCCTATCTTGCTGTCGATGACATGAAGTCATTTGACGAGGCCATGTTCATCCTGCTCTGCGGGACTGGTGTAGGGTTCTCTGTCGAGGGTCATTACGTCTCCCAGCTTCCAGAAATTCCAGAGACACTGTTCCCATCCAAAGATGTCATCATGGTACATGACTCAAAGGAGGGATGGGCAAAGGCTCTTCGCAAGGTCATTGCCATGCTTTACAGCGGCGAGATCCCCAACTGGAACCTCACGAACATCCGACCAGCCGGTGCTCGTCTGAAGACCTTTGGTGGCAGAGCTAGCGGTCCAGAACCACTCAATCAGCTATTCAACTTCGTCACCGATACGTTCAAGAAGGCAGCAGGTCGCAAGCTATCATCACTCGAATGCCACGACATCATGTGCAAGATTGGCGATGTCGTTGTCGTTGGTGGCGTTCGCCGGTCTGCAATGATCTCGCTTTCCGATCTATGGGATGATCGTATGCGTCATGCCAAGAGCGGTAGCTGGTGGCAGAGCAACCCACAGCGCACACTAGCCAACAACTCTGCCGTGTATCTTGAGAAGCCAGACATCGAGACGTTCATGCGTGAATGGCTTTCTCTTGTCGAGAGCAAGAGCGGTGAGCGTGGCATTTTCGCTCGATACGCTGCTCGCAAGCACGTCCTCAAGAATGATCGTCGTGATGCCGACCATGACTTTGGAACCAATCCTTGCAG